GCGCTGCCTTCGAGTATGCCTACGGTGACGAGATCACCACCTGGGACGAGGGCGTCTTTCAGATGCTCAAGAGCCGCCTTTCCTGCCCGCACAGCCATTTTGACGGCACCTGCAACCCGGATAACCCCCAGCACTGGTTCAAGCGGTTCCTCGACAGTGATGCTGACATTTACTGTCAGGCCTACACCATCGACGACAACCCCACCCTGCCGCCGGAGTTCGTGGCGCAGCTGAAAAAAGAATATGCCGGCACGGTGTACTACAACCGGTTTATTCTCGGCCAGTGGGCTGCGGCGGGTGGCATCATCTACCGCCCGTTTGCGGACAGCATCGCCGCCGGCGACAAGCGCTTCCTCTGGCCCGCAGACAAGCCCTGCAAGCCGTGGCGGGTGCACATCGGGGTGGACTTCGGCGGCAACGGTTCACAGCACGCCTTTGTGGCAACGGGCATTCTGCCGTACTATGCCGGCGTCATCGGGCTGGCGTCCCAGCGGGTGGATCCCCGCAACCAGGATGCCGACTACCTGGCTGACCAGCTGATCACCTTTTGCCTGGCCGTGTTCGCACGGTACGGCGAGATCCATTACATGTTCTGTGACAGCGCCGAGCAGACGCTGATCAACCACATCCGCACCCGGCTGCGGGCCTCTAAACTGTACTGGCTGGCCGACCGGGTGAATAACTCCGCAAAAATTCAGATCATCGACCGCATCCGCCTGACGTCCATTCTCATGGGCGGCGGGCGCTTTTGGTATATGCCGGAGGCCGCCACCCTGCGGGACGCCCTTGCAAGCGCCCTGTGGAGCCAGAAGCGCCCCGGCGTGGACGAGCGTCTGGACGACGGCACCACCGACATTGACACCCTCGACGCCTTTGAGTACACCATTGAGCGTGATTACAGGAGACTGACTGCAAGATGAACGTTTCGGCCTTTATCGAATATCTGAACAAAACCAAACATCTGCAGTTGGATGCGGATTATTACGGCAACATTGAAGTCTGGCGGCAATGGTGGAAGGGCGATGTTCCCGACATCCACGACCAGAAGGAGGACGCCCCGGACGGCAGCGTCATTTCCCGGCGTCTGGCTTCCCTGCGGATGCCGAAACACGTCTGCGAGGACTGGGCAAACCTGCTCCTCAACGACAAGACCACCTTCCAGATCGGCGACGCAAAGAGTGCTGCCTACCTGCTGGGCAGTGATGAGCAGCAGACCGGCGGCCTTTTGCGGCAGCTGCATTTCTGGGAGAATGCCAACAAGCTGGTGGAGCAGGCCTACTGGTCCGGCACCGGTGCTTTTGTGCTGAGCGTGGAGGGCCTGACGGTGGATGCCGCCGGGAACGCCCTGCCCTCGCCGCAGGGGCGCATTCAGCTGGACTATGACCCCGCCTGCTGCATCCTGCCCATCAGCGTGGAGCGGGGCGTGGTGACCGAGGCCGCCTTTGTGTCCGAGTGCGTGATGGGCGGTAAGCCCGCCGTCTATCTGCAGACCCACACCTGCAAGGGCGGCGAACGGACCATCACGAATGAATGGTTCGAGGTGATGGACGATGTTTCCGGCACGCCGAAATTTGCCAAGGCCAAGACCCCGCCGGGCATGGTGGAGCACATCACGGTCACCGGCGCGCCGGCATGGTTCAGCCTGTTCAGCCCGGCTGTCGCCAAAAACATCGACGGCGGCATGGGGCTGGGTATGAGCGTCTTTTCCGAGGCGCTGGACGCAGCCCAGATGGCGGATTACGCCTTTGACAACTACCGGCAGGACCTCCGCCTAGGCGGCAAGAAAATTTTCTATGACCGCTCCATGTGCAAAAAGTGGGTGGACAAGGACGGTGTGGAGCACGCTGTGCCGCCGGATGCCGTTCACCGCCAGATCTTCTACGAGCTGCCCGCACCGGAAGGCAGCATCGACCAGCCGGCCGCATGGCGGGAGTACAACCCCGACCTGCGCACCGAGGACAACCACCGGGCCGTGCAGGACGCTCTGGACATGATGAGCTTCAAGTGCGGGCTTGGCTGCCACCGCTACAGTTTTGAGCTGGGCAAGGTGGCCACCGCCACCGAGTACACCGGCAGCCGACAGGACCTTGTGCAGAACGCCAACAAAAACCAGATCCCCATTGAGACGGCACTGATCGGCATTCTGCGGGCCATCCTGTGGGCGGCAAAGAACCTGCTGGGTGCAGATGTGGACCCGGACACCAGCATCTCGGTCAACTGGGACGACAGCTACATTGTCAGCGAGCAGGAGCGCACCGCACAGCTGCGGGAGGACGCTCTGGCAGGGCTTGTGCCCCGCTGCCGGTATCTGTCCGCCCGGTATGGTCTGAGCGAGGACGAGGCCCACCGGTGGGCGGCAGAGGCCAAGGCTGACAGCCAGACCGATGAGCAGCTCACCTTCGGAGGTGCCTGATGCTGCCGCCGAGCTACCTCGATGCCATGCCGGATGCCTTTGTGCAGCTGGCGCAGCAGGTCGAGGATGAGATCTTACAGGATGTCGCCCGGCGCATCGGCAAAATGGGTACCCTCACCGAAACGGCCGACTGGCAGTTGTGGCGCTACCAGCAGACCGAGGCGGTGCGGGAGAACGTGGTCAAGCTGCTGGCAAAGTACAGTGGCAAGAGCGAAGCCACCATCCGCAGGCTGCTCAAAGAGGCTGCCACCGAAGCCATGGAGCGGGAAGATGCCATCTATTACCACTACAACCTCGAGCCCACACCCTTTGAAGAGAGCGCGGCCCTGAACAACCTGCTCAACGCCGGTGCCCGGCAGACCTGCGGCACATGGCGGAACCTCACGGCCACAACGGCCAACACCGTCTCCGGGGCCTTTGAGCGCACGCTGGATGTCGCCTGGGGCAAGGTGGCCACAGGTGCCTTTGACTACAAAACCGCCGTCAAGCAGGCTGTGGACAGCCTTGCAGACGAGATGCCGGAGATCACTTACCCCAGCGGCCACACAGATTCGCTGGAAGTTGCGGCCCGCCGGGCGGTGCTGACCGGTGTCAACCAGACCGCAGGCAAGCTGCAGGAAGCCCGCATGGACGAAATGAACGTGGAGTTCGTTGAGACCAGCGCCCACGGTGGTGCCCGCCCCAGTCACGCCGAGTGGCAGGGTCGGCGCTTCCATCGGGGCGGGGCTGTGGACTACCTGGGCAAGCATTACCCGGACTTTGAGCAGGCCACCGGCTACGGAACCGGCGCTGGGCTTTGCGGCTGGAACTGCCGCCACACCTTTTTTGCCGTATTCCCTGAGCTGGGCGACCCGCCCACCTGGACGGAGGAGAGCCTGCAGGAGCTGAACGCCCGGAACATCGAGTACAACGGCAAACTGTACACCCAGTACGAGGTCAACCAGATGCAGCGTGCCCGGGAGCGGAACGTGCGCAAATGGAAGAAGCGGTATCTGGCCGAGAGTGCCGCCGGGCTGGACACCACTGACAGCGCTGTGCGCCTGAAAACGGCCCGCCAGAGCCTTGCAGAGTTTGCACAGGCCACGGGTGGCAGAGTGGACAGTGCCCGCATCAGCGTGCCGAAGTTTGGCAGGAGCGAAGCCAGCAGGGCGAATTGGGCGGCGAAGGACTATGAAAAGCAGCAGAAAGATGCTATAATCATAGAGAACCTTCGCACTGCTGCAAAGCTGCCGAAAGCTGCCGTTATCCATCTTGAACCGACCAAAATCAATGTAGACGCCTTGACCTTCGATGATGCTCACATCAACGCAGAGCGGGAGCATCGCGTCAGCGAAGAACAGGCAAAGCAATACATCCGAAATGCAAAGATTTCTGTCTCAGTTTGGAACGGTCAATTTGAACGGTATTATGGTACAGAAGGTGCCGCCTACGTAAATACAATAAAGCACGAAATCCGTACCGCATACAGCCGTGCTGAATTTGATGAAAACACCACTGCCTTGATTGAGGAGATGAAGAAAAATGGCATTCTTGGGTAATGTAGAGTATAGACCAGACAAGAACGGCACAGCGGCCAGTGTCAAGTGTCCACTGGTAGATGATTGGATTGAACCCGGCGATTGTCAATCTAATCAAGGCGTTATCGACCGCTGTATTCCTGCCCGGTTCAAGGTAAAGCAGAACTGGAAGAAGATCTGCGAAGCCTGCCCCTTCCGCGATTACTAACCACCATCCACCCGGACGGTGGTTTTCTTTTACCCATTTTTCAGGAGGTACACTATGGTTACTACGGTTCTTGTTGTTTTGATGATCCTTGCGCTGCTGGAGATCGTTCTGCTGAACGGTGCCCGGCTGTTTTTCATGATCGTATCTGCAATTCAGACCGCGCAGGACGATAAATACACGCCACACCCGCACCCCAAAAAGTAACACCGGCTAAAACACCCCTGTTTTAGTCGATATCAAGCACGATGCAGTTTGCACCGTGCTTTTTTCATGCCGTTTTAGCTCATGTTGGCAGAGCGCCGGTCTCCAAAACCGGAAGCGGCAGGTTCGATCCCTGCAAACGGTGCCATGTTCCCGACACAAATGTCGGGAGCAGCCATAGCGGCGGGCGGCGCGTACCCCGCCCACAACCGAACACGGACGGAGAACCGTGTCACCAAACCGAGGTTTTCCCCACAGAAAGGAGCTTTTCCACCATGAAACGTGAAGATGTGAAGAACAAGATCCCCGGCATTACCGAGGAACAGCTGAACTGGATCATGCAGGAGAACGGCAACGACGTCAACCGCGAAAAGGCCGCCGCCACTGCCCTGCAGGCCCAGCTGGACAACGCAAACGCCCAGCTCAAGACCGCCCAGGACGGCCTGAAAGCCTTTGAAGGCAAGAAGAAGCCCGAGGAGTACGAGGCCGAGCTGACCAAGCTGCAGGCGGACATGAAGGCCCAGGCGGACGGCTTTGCCTTTGACAGCGCCCTGAACACTGCCATCCTGGGCAAGAAGGGCCGCAGCGTCAAGGCGGTGCGTGCCCTGCTGGATCTGGACGCTCTGAAGGGCTCCAAGGACCGCAGCGCCGACATTGACAAGGCTCTGGACGACGCTGCCAAGGCCAACCCCTGGGCCTTTGGTGAAGACGGTGCCGCCGGCGTGGCCGTGGTCTCTACCGGCGCTGAGCATGGCGCACCGCCCGCCAACGAATCCAATGGTGTGGAAGCCGCCTTTAAGTCCCTGAATCCCGAACTGAACCTGTAAAACGAAAGGAGTTCAACATGGCACATGCAAATCAGGAGCGGTATTCCGCTCTGGTAGACGCAAAGCTGCGGGCCACTCTGGTCACCCGTGACGGTGCGATCTTCAACACCCGCTACGAGGGCAGCCCCAAGGCCGGCAAGGTCAAGATCCCGGTGCGTGACACCGAGGTGGCCGTCAAGGCATACGACAAGGCAAACGGCGTGGATGCCGATGCCGGCACCACCACCTATCTGGATCTGGACATCGACAACGACGAGGCTGTCAATGAGATCATCGACGGCTTTGACGCTGCATCCGTGCCCGACGGCATCACCGCCGAGCGTCTGGACAGCGCCGCCTACTCCATGGCCCTGTCCATCGACAAGAAGTCCATCGAGGCGCTGCAGAGTGCAACCGGTGCTACCATCAGCGCCACCAAGACCGCCTGCACCGCTTCCACCGCCTACAAAGAGGCTCTGGCCGCCAAGCGCACCCTGAGCCGCAACGGCGTGCCCCAGACCGGCCGCTTTATGATCGTCAGCCCTGAGTATCTGGAGATCCTCATGCAGGATGACAAGTTCATCAAGCAGGGTGACCTGTCCCAGCAGCTGGTGCAGACCGGTGCGGTGGGTCAGATCGCCGGCTTTGCGGTGTACGAATCCAACAACATGGACTTCGAGAACACCACCCGTGTCAGCACCAAGAAAACTACCACCGAGTTCATCTGCGGCCACCCCAACTGGTGCCACCGTGTGATGGAGTGGCAGACCCCCGTGCACCTGCAGGATCTGGGCGGCTCCGGCAAGTACATTGGCGCGTCCGCTGTGCAGGGCCGCAAGGTGTACGGCATCAAGGTGTCCAAGCCCAAGACCCTGTACATCAAGCGCATCGAGGCGTAAGGAGGGCCCCGCCCATGAACTACTGCACCTACCCGGAGTACCAGGCGGCGGGCGGCACGGTGAGTGAGCTGGCGTTCGGTGTGCTGTGCAGCCGGGCGTCCCGCCTCATCGACAGCGCTACCTTTGGCAAGGCGGAACCCCATGCCGCCGTGTGCGAGAGCTGCCGCCAGATGCTGGCGGATGCCTGCGCCCAGATCGTGGATCTGCTGGTTGCCCAGCTGGCTGTGGGTGCTGCACCGGGCGCACAGAGCGTCTCCAATGACGGCTATGCTGTGACCTTTGCGGCCAACACAAGCCTGTCCGCTGCCGTGCGTTTTGAAGCCTGGCATGTGCTGGAAGCCGCCCTCGGGTCTGACCCCCACGGCCTGCTGTACAGGGGGATCATGTGAGATGAACACGTCTGTTACCGTGGTGAACCTCATCCACGACCCCAAGGCCGACACTGATACGCCCAAGTGCTGGGTGTTCCCGGCCTGCAGCTGGCGGGAAAAGCTGGACACCTCCGGCACCGGCACCAGCAAGGACCCCGAGCGCACCATCCAAATCCGCATCCCGGCCAGCGTTTGCACCCTGGGCTACCTGCCCTATGTGCAGTGGGCAGCCCTGCCCGCTGCCGAAAAGGCAAAGCACTGGACGCTCAAGCGGGGCTGGAAGGTGGTGCAGGGTGCGGTGCAGAGCCTGACCGCCGAGGAATACGCCCGGCTGGAAAAGACGCACCCCTGCTGCACGGTGGCGGCAGTCTCGGACAACCGGGAGCCCCTGCTGCCGCACTGGCATGTGGAAGGGAGCTGAGACCATGAGTGAAGTGATCCCGTTCGGGCCCGTTGCCCCGTCGGCAAAGCCGAAGTTTGACCCGCCGGATGGGTTCCGGTATCAGACAGACGGCATCCAGATGCAGCTGTCGTGGCGGCCGGACTTCGGCGCAGAGAAAACAGCCGCTCTGCAAAAGGCACAGTACGCCCTTTCACAGGAAGCGGCCAAGCTGATCGACAGCTATGTGCCCTTTGACACCGGCACCCTGAAGAACAGCGTGAACCTCGCCAGCAAGTACGACGAGGGCCTGCTGGTGTATAACACGCCCTATGCACGCAAGCAGTATTACCTGCATGAGCAAGGCACTTGCCTGCACGGAGAGACCGGTCTGCGCGGCTCCTACTGGGGCCAGCGTGCACTGGCGGACGTCGGAGAGCATCTCGCCCTTTACGGTGCGCGGGCCGTCACGACCTTTTGGGGAGGGATGGGACACTTATGAGCGAGAAACCCACCATTGCCGCCCTGCGGGCGTGGCTCAAGACCTGCCCGCTCATCGCCGAAGAGCAGGAGGCTACCGGCGCGGCCTTCCGTATCGCGGGGCTGGATGAGGACGCCACCGCCTTTTCCATCGAGGACAGCCCCGGTGACCCGGTGATCACCAAGTATTTCTCCGGCCGGGATATGGCGAAGAACTACCTCTTTTTGTCCCGCCGGGAGTACGGCGAGGCGGACGTGCTCACCGTGCAGAACAGCGGCTTTTTTGAGCAGCTCACCGACTGGGTGATGGCGCAAAACGACTGCCACCATCTCCCCGCGCTGGAAGCGCCCCGCCAGCCCATCGGCATTGCCGTCACTTCCACCGGCTACATCGTCACCAGCAGCGCGGGCAGCTGCCGGATGCAGATGCAGCTGCGCCTGACCTATTATCAGCCCAAATGAAAGGAGTTTTGCTATGACCGTAGCAGAAGCCATTACCAAGTCCGGCATCACGCCCAGTGCGTCCTATACCGGCATTGAGACGGCAGATGACTTTGTCTTTGCCATCCAGACCGAGAGCACCAAGCAGACCAAGGAATCCGCCTGGATCGTCTGCGCCGACCACGTCAAGGAGCACAGCGGTGCGCTGAACGCCTCCACCAACTCCGACACCTTCATCCGCACCGGCCCCACCGACACCAAGAGCGCCACCCAGCGCACCCTGTCGGTCAACGGCAACCGCTGCGTCGGCGATGCGTTCCAGGATTTCCTGCTCTCCCACAAGATCAAGTACGGCACCGGCAGCGATGTCGTTGTACCGTACATCTATTTCAGCCTGCGCACCGGCAAGGGCGAGAAGGGCACCTGCACCCTGATCGTGACCAGCGACGCGGGCGGCGCTGCCGGTTCTCCGGCCACCTTTGCCTGCGACGTCAAGGGCATTGGCATCCCGGACGAGTTTGACTACAATCCCGCCACCCAGTCCGCTGAGCCTGCAAAGGCCGTCAAGGGCTGATTTTTTTCAAACACAGTCCCCGCTCCATACCCGGAACGGGGATTTTTCATGCCGTGAATTAAGTTTATTCCTCCGGGGCAGAACCGGGGCACGGCGCAACGAAAGGAGCCATACAATGGTTATTTGTGGACAGGAATTCAACTTTTCCGTGCTGAACGCCAACGACATGGACCGCTTCGAGGATGCCAACGAACGGATGCAGCAGGCGGGCCGGGCCGAAGAGGAACGCTTCAACCGTGGCGGCGTGCGTCTGGGCGACCATATGCGTGCACAGGCGCGTCTCGTGATGGCCTGCATTGACGAGATCCTTGGCGCGGGCGCATCTACCCGGCTGGGTCTGGATGAAAACGACGCAGCGCCCATCTATGACGTGCTGGACGCCATCAACGAGGCCTGCATGGCCGAAAAGCAGCGCTATACCAGCCGCATCCCCAAGCCCCAGCCCATGAACCGGGAGCAGCGCCGGGCAGCGGCAAAAGCGCAGCAGCGCACCCAGACGGCGGGGCACATCATCAGCCAGCAGCCTGTGAGCTTCCCGGCACAGCCGCCCGCCGCCCGGATGGTGGAGCGGGTGGACAAAGCCGCCCGCCGCAAGGCCCTGCTGGCAGAGCTGGCGGCGCTGGATGACTGACCTGCTGACGGACGCCCTGCCCACCGTATGGCACGGCAGGCGCATTGACCCGGACTTCCGGCACATGGTGCGGCTGTCCGCTGCCTACAGCCACGGAGAGGTCGAGGCTGACCCGGTGGCCTTTGCCCTGCAGCTGTGTGGGCAGTTCTACACCGAGCGTTTTTCGCCCTCCGACCTGCAGGAAAAATACAGCTGGCTCATCGAGTTTTACTGCGTCGGAGAACAGGCCGCAGAGCCAGCAGCGGCAAAGCCTGCCAGCGGCCACGACACCGGCCCGGCGTTCGACTACCGGTGCGACGCGCCCTACATCGTAGCGGCGTTCCAGCAGGCCTACGGCATCGACCTGACCCGCGAGAAGCTGCACTGGTTCCGGTTCCGGGCGCTGTTTGCCGCCCTGCCGGAAGATACCCTCATGGCCAAGATCATGGGCTGGCGCAGCGCCGACCTTGCCGATTACGAGGGCAGTATGCGGGAGCATTACGCCGCGCTGAAAGAGCGCTTTGCCCTGCCTGCATCTTTGAGAGGAGGTGCCGCCGTTGCCCAGACCGTTGCCGAACACGATGCGGCATTCCTGGCCCGCTTCCGGCACTGAGCGGGTGCCGGTGCCCTGCCCCTACTGCGGCAGGCCCCTGCCCGTGTGGGCGGTATGCACGGCCGCGGCATCCGGCGTGTGGGTCAAATGCAAAAACCCCTCCTGCAAACGGGAGGTAGAGATCAAACTGTAAAGCCTGTGCCCTTGTGCCCGCGCTCTGAATGAGAGGTGGACACAAGTGGCAGATTTCAGCATCACCGGTGAGGTAAGGCTCAACAGCGACCCGGCAGAAAAGAGCACCAGCAAATGGACCGTTGCCGCCGGAAACATGATCGCGGACTTTGCAAAAAAGGCCGCATCCGAACTGGGCAAGGTGGTCCAGAGCGGCGTGGACTACAACGCCAGCATGGAAAGCTACCTGACCAACTTCAAGGTCATGCTGGGCAACGAGGAGCTGGCCGCTGCCAAGCTGGCAGAGCTGCGCAAAATGGCGGCATCCACGCCCTTTGCCCTGTCCGACCTGACCGAGGGCACCCAGACCCTGCTGCAGTTCGGCATTGCAGCGGATGACACCACCGGCGTGCTGCAGCAGCTGGGCGATATCTCCCTTGGCAATGCGGACAAGCTGCAGACGCTGGTGCGTGCCTACGGCAAAATGTCCAGTGCCCAGAAGGTTACGCTGGAAAACGTTAACATGATGATCGACGCGGGCTTTAACCCGCTGAACCAGATTTGTGACGCCACCGGTGAGAGCATGTCCGACCTGTACAAGCGCATCTCGGACGGCAGGGTCAGCTTTGAAGAGCTGCAGTATGCAGTGAAGGCCGCCACCAGTGAGGGCGGGCAGTTTTACAACGGCATGCTGGAAGCCAGCCAGACCTTCAGCGGCCGCATGTCCACCCTGAAGGATAACGTGGCCGCCCTGACCGGCGAGCTGACCAGCGGGCTGTTTGCGGCGCTGGGTGACCTTGTGGTAAAGCTCAACGAGGTGGTAACGTCCTTCCTCGACAGCGACGAGAAGATGGCCCAGCTCAAGGACACCATCGGCATTGCTACGTCGGTGGTCGCGGCGGCGGGCGCGGCGTTCCTTGCTTACAAGGGGTATGTGGCGCTTGCTACTGCGGCCGAGATCGCACACACCGTTGCCACCACGGCCATGACCGCAGCCAACGCCGCCGCTGAGGCGGGTGCAACCGGTCTGGCATTGGCACAGGCCGCCCTGAATGCGGTGATCTCCGCGAACCCGGTGGCTCTGCTTGTGTCCGCACTGGCAGCTCTGGCAACCGGCCTTGTGACGGCCTACAAGACCAGTGAGACCTTCCGCAATGCAGTCAACTCGGCATTTTCAGCGGTCAAGAACATTGCCCAAAGCGCCATCGGCACGGTGGTGGACTGGATCAATGATCTGGTTGCAAAAATTGAAGGAGCAGCGGCAGCACTGGCCAACCTGAAGAACGGCATCGGTGCTACGGCGGATGCTTATAACACCGCCTACAACAACGCCATCAACAACTATAATCAGCGCAAGAGCGCAAAGCAGTGGAACAACTCCCACAAAGACCTCGAATGGGACGATGACAACGGATGGGTGCCGAAGGGCACAAGCAGCTCCGGCAACGGCAGCAGCCGCGCCGGGAGCCAGACAGCTGCGAATCCTTACCCGGCCATCGCCAGCGGAGCCAAGAAAGCCAGCAAGGCCACGAAGGAAGCTGCTGCCGAAGTGGTCAAGTCCATCTCGGACACCACGACCGAGATCGACGGCAAGATCACCCGCACCACCGAAAACATCACCGAGACTTTGTCCAACGGCAGGACCCAGCAAAAGCAGGTCATCACCGAGACCTCCCGCCAGATGGTGGACGGCGTGCTCAAGGACATCAAGACCATCACCGAGGTTGACGAAAAGGGCAAAAAGACCGTCAAGCAGACCATGGAAACGGTGCGGGAGGTGGCCAAGACCATCACGGCCACCACTTCCGGCATCGTGGATGGCATCCAGACCAGCACCAAGACGGTGACCGAGACCCTGACCGACGGCACCGAAACCCAAAAGAAGGTCATCACGGAGACCTACGACGACGTGGTGGACGGTGCCCTCGTGACCGTGGAACGGGTCAAGACCATTGCCGCCGACGGCACCGAAGAGGTGGCCGAGACCACCAAAGAGGCATCCATCAAGAGCTTCGACGACCTGTGGAAGGAGCTGCAGACCCACGCCGACACTGGCCTGCTGGGCACCTTTGATGACCTGTATACCGCCGTCAAGAACAAGGACTGGAAGTCCATCGGCCTGTGGGCGGCAAACGCCATCTACGGCGGCCTGACCGCCGAGCAGAAAAAGCAGGTCAACGACTTTGCCCTCGGTCTGGTGGACAAGCTCAACGAGGCACTGGGCAACGCCCAGACGGCCCTTGTGCAGAAGGGCATCGACATCGGCGGTCAGATCTGCAAGGGCCTGACCTCCGGTTTTGGCGAGGTGTGGACGCAGGCCAAGACCCTCGGCACCCAGCTCACAGGCATCTTTAAGGGACTGAAAGCCCCCTTGAGCAGCGCCGCACTGGCCATCAGCCAGGGCCTGTCCGGCGGTCTGCTGTCCAGCTTCCCGGCCATCTACGCGGGCGTGGGCACCATGGTTGGCACCATCGGCGCAGCCTTTGAGGGCATGATGACGGCCATTGCCTCCGCCCTGAACGCAACGGTTTTCGGCATCCCCATGGGCGTGATCGTAGCCGGTGCCGCCGTGGCGCTGGGTATCGCCATTGCGGCCATCTGTGCAAGCCTTGGTGCCTCCAAAAAGAGCAAGCCCAGCAACGGCGGGGGCAGCACCTCCGGCGGTTCCGGCAGCGGCAGCATCAGCGGAGATATCGACATTTCCACCGGCACCGGCAGCCTGGAGGACGCCATCAACGCCAACACCAAGGCGCTGGAAAAGACCAACGCCGCCCTTGCCGACATGATCCGGCAGGCGGGCAGTCTGGTGCTGTCGGACAATATGCGGTTGGGCAGCACTGTGGCCGCCTCCGGCACCGCGCAGGTGGCCGCAGCCGCCAACAGCTACCACCGCGAGGGTGACACCAACATCACCCAGAACATCTACAGCAAGGCCCAGACGGCGGCAGACCTGCAGCGGGAAGCCCGCTGGGAAGCCGACCGCGCCAAGGCGCAGAAACGATAAAGGAGGACACCAATGCTTTTTAAGGATCATTTAAAGCTGGTCACAGACGCCGGTGCCGTCCTGCATCTGGGCTGGGACTACAACGCGCCCTACAACCTCGACCCGCTGAACGGCGTGGATGTGGACATCCAGACCGCGCAGGGCATCAACCAGACCGGCACCACCGTCGAGCGGCAGAGTGTGGCAGGCGTGTCCCGTACTCTGTCGGTGGTGTTCTGGGGCGGCCATGCCCTCGACAATGCCCGCAATTTTGCCCGCAAACTGCCCTACTACACCACCGGCACGATGTACTTCGGGGACGCATACTTCACCCGCTTTGTGGTGCAGAAAACGCCCTACTTTTCCAGCTACACCGAGCCGCGCTGTGAGCTGATGCTGTACAGCCCCAAACCCTACTGGTACGGCCTGACCGCAACAGCCCGCGTGCTGGGCGGCTACCAGCCCGCGTTCAGCTTCCCGGTCTGCTACGACAGTCACACCTACGGCATCCGGCAGGACGGCGAGGCGGCAGTGCTGCGCAACCCCGGCAGCCTTCCGGTGCCCTTTACGGCAACCCTGCGCAGCACCATGCCGGTGGAGCACCCGCGCGTGGTAGACCTGCACACCGGGGCCTTTATCGGCTTTGACCTGACCTTACAGGATGGCGACCGGCTGGAGATCTACCGCAGCACCACCGACCGGCTGGCCTGCACCCTGACCCGGGAGGGCGTGACCAGCAACATCTTTGCCAAGCTGGACGAGGACAGCACCCTGACCGAGCTGCAGCCCGGCGACAACGTTTTGTCCATGCAGGCCGACAGCGGCGCGGCCTACTTGCAGGCATCCGTGAGCTTTTACCCGATGGAGGCCGGTATTTTGCCGGAACCGCTATGAGACTGGACGTTTTAGAGGCCGACACCCTTGTCCGCGTGGGCTGGGTGGACGTGTGGGTGTCCCTCTACTGGGACAGCCCGTATTACTCTGAGGGCGGCTTTACCTTGGAGGTAAGGCCGACCACCGAGAATTTGCAGCTGCTGACCGAGGGCCGGTGGCTGGTGCGCAGCGACGAGACGCCCCGCATCCCGATGCGGATCTGCGCCCGCGCCAATCAAAACGGGGACTCGAACCTCGTGGTGAGCGGCTACCCGGCCACCTGGCTGCTGACCAAGCGGGCCAGCGCTGCGGTCATCAAGGGGCAGAACGCCGAGCAGGCCATGCGCAGCCTTGTGGCGGCGGCAAAGCCGTGGCCGAGGCTGGAGCTGGGCACCGCATACGGCTTTGATACGGTCTTTGCCAAGCAGACCTCCGGAGGCACTGTCTTTGCGTACTGCCAGACCATCGGGCAGGCCTGCGACCTGGGCTTCCGCATCGTGCTGGATGGCACTGGCGCAGACAAGCGCCTGCTGTTCGAGTGCTTCCGGCCCACCTTCGACCCCAACAACCGGTACAGCCCCAAGTGGGGCAACCTGCTCAACGCCGGATGGTCCTTTGCCGACACCGACTACGCCAACGTAGCCCTTGTGCAGGGGGC